ATTATTAAGGCGCAAATAGAGAAACTTTTAAAACTAACAAGAGGATAATAAATGAAATTAACCGAAAATTTTTCGTTGAAGGAGATGACCAAAAGTCAGACGGCTGAAAGGCACGGAATTAGTAATAATCCTAGTGAAGACCATCAAGAGAACTTGAAAAAATTATGTGATGAAATATTACAACCGATTAGAACTCATTATGGTAAGGTAGTATCAGTATCAAGTGGGTATCGTTCTCCAGAATTATGTGTTAAGATAGGTTCAAGTTTAAAATCACAGCACGCCAAGGGGCAAGCCGCTGATTTTGAAATATTTGGGATACCAAATGCTGAACTAGCAAAATACATAATTGATAATTTAGATTTTGACCAACTGATATTGGAATACCACAATGTGGATGAACCGAATAGCGGTTGGATCCATTGCTCATATAAGAATTCAGAAGATAATAGAAAGCAGATATTAAGAGCTTATAGAAATTCTGATGGAAAGACGATATATGAGCCATACGACCCTAGTTGAGAGGTAAATACTCTTAATAATGAGCGAGAAGAGGAACGTAAGAAACTTACTGACCACTATATGCTCCATAGGTCTATTTAAGCATTGACAAATTGCTAATATAATGTTATTATAAGAGTATGAGTATAAAAAAACAGATTGAAGTATTAAAAGAAACAATCAAGTGGTTCAGGACTCAAATTGAACCACACGATTGTGGATGGATGTACACAACAATAGACGGTATCAAACACCGAATAAGTGATTTGAGAAAGAAATTGAGGAAACAAAATGGCAAGTAAATTTACTTGGGTTGATATAGATAAAACTAAACTCCCAAACACAAAAGGCAGACGTATAGACGGTTTCCGTTTTTATGAAGTTGATGGTAAAAACTATCCATCTATTACAACAGTTTTAGGTGTACAGAAAAAAGAAGGATTAGAGAAGTGGAGAAGAGCAGTTGGTGAAGAAGCAGCCAATTGGGAAATGGGTAGAGCAGCACGAAGAGGCAAAGCAACTCATACACTTGTTGAACAATATTTAAAAGGTGAAACACCGAGTATTCGTGATGTGTTGCCATTAGGTATGTTTAGATTAATGCTACCTTACATAGACCAAATTAATAATATACATATGTTAGAAACAATAATGTATAGTCATAAATTGACCCTTGCAGGTCAAGTTGATTGTATTGCTGAGTATAATGGTAAGTTATCAGTAATAGATTTCAAGACAGCAAATAAAGAACGTAAAGAAGATTGGATAGAGAACTATTTTGTTCAGACTACCGCCTATGCAATGATGTACGAGGAGTTATTCGGAAAACGAATAGACCAATTAGTCATATTAATGGCTGGTGAAGATGGTACAATGCGTTCTTTTGTCAAAGACAGAAAAGAATTTGAACCTAAACTTGAAGAATCTATAAAGTATTTTTATAAATACTATGAAGAACTGAACAAAGATAAAATCAAGCAATAACATTAATGAAGTGGCCTAAATTTTATCCACGAAAGGTCACTTATGTTAAAATACTTAATATCAATAATATTTGCAACAGCACTCTTAATGAGTCCTGTTGTTGGAGCAGTATCAGATTCACCAACTCCTGATACAATTGAACCTTTACAACCTGAAGCACAACCAAAACTTTATTGGATGCAAATGCCAGTAATGTGTGGTCAGCAAGTCTATATTGAAGAATATTTAAAGACATATAAATTTAATATGGCTAATATGTCTGTTGGTAAAGTTGGTGCAAGGGAAGATGGTGAGATAGTCTATTATGTTACCTATTGGGTGTCAGAAGATTTTAAACAATCAATAGCAGTAGTAACTAATATGAAAGGTACGGAATCTTGTATGATGTACAAGTCGTTTAATTTACAATGGACAGAACCTCCAAAACCAAAAACTGATTTATAATGAATTTGACGTTGAAGGGTAGATAATAATTAGTGAGGACGTGGGTGCGATTCCCACCACCTCCACCAATTCAAAACACATTTTTGTGTGCTTTAAGGGGGTGAGTTAGATTCGACTACTAACTAAAACTATCTGGAGTTAAATCGCTGACAGCGTACTGTTAATTTTAAATGGCGAAGGAAACTTTGCTCTTGCTGCCTAGTTAATAGGTAACGGCGTTTGTGTAGTTTTCGTGGCAACAGAAAAATTACACACTTTACATTTGCTAATAAATATGTTATAGTAACACAATGAACTCAAAAGAATTTTCACTAATAATAGAGGACATAGTAAAGAAGCATAAAGAACTATCATATGTGGATGCTATTGTCAAATATTGTGATGATAACAATATTGAAATTGAAACTACAGCACGTTTAATTACAAAACAACTCAAAGAAAAAATACAACATCAATCAGCACAACTAAACCTGTTAAAAGGTGGTAAACCTGGAATGCTACCATAATGAAAGAACCTAAATTAGATTTTGGACCTACAAAGAAAGACCACGGTTGGTTCTATTATGTTTGGAACTGGAAAACTTATGTGTTCTATGCATTATTAATTGTTGGTTCAATACTTGCATTTATAGACCAAGGTATAACAGGTACTCTTTCTGTTATAGGTATATTATATGGACTTAAATTGTTAGGGAAGTTATTTTAATGAATATACAAATTATAGATAAAATGGGTAGTGACCTATCAGTAGTAAATGCTGCTAGAGTATCATTTTCAAAAACAAAAGAAGTACTTGATGAAAAAGATGATAAGTTAATTAAGTATTTGGCTAAACATAATCATTGGTCTCCATTTGCTCACGCCTTTTTATCATTTAGAATTAAGGCACCTGTATTTGTAGCAAGACAATTAGTTAAACATCAAGTAGGTTTAAGTTGGAACGAAGTGAGTAGAAGATATGTAGATGATAAACCAGAATTTTATATACCATTTATGTGGAGAAAGAGACCAGAAGAAAATATTAAACAAGGTTCAAGTAAAGAAGAGATTGAATTTGATATTATGGAGTTAATAGATACTTGTAAAGGAACATACCATTATATGTTAGAGGAAGGTATTGCACCTGAAATGGCACGTATGGTATTGCCTCAATGTATGATGACCGAGTGGATATGGTCAGGTAGTGTATATGCCTTTAGTAGAGTTTGTAATTTAAGAAATAAGGAGAATGCTCAAGAGGAAACTAGAATGGTCACTCATCAATTATCAAAACATATAAAAGACCATTTTCCAATTTGTTATAAGTATTTGATTGATTAATATGGCGTATGGTGGATTTGACGTATATAAGATATATCTAGGAGTTAAGTTGCATTTTACAACAGACACTTATGACTATCATAAATATACAGGTAAAGTAAATGCAACATTGGATTCATTTACTAAAAGAAAAGATAGATACTTCTTCTATAAGTTATCTACAAGATATAGTCCAAGTGAAGTGCTTGATTTTTTTGTAAGTAATTTTATTGACGATAGTAAAAAATGGATAGGAAATTTATTAAATGACGATGGACACAAAACCTACCTCAATTACAGGAAATATTTTGAGTCTTTTGACTACAGTTTACGAAACAGTATTAATAGTATTGTTTATGACTTTAGCAGGAGGGGCATTTCTTTTGATGACGGTTTCAGCGTGGTTAATGGGCAACATCCTAGAATGCTACGATTACTTATTCAACGGAAAGTTTCATACTCAACCGCCATCATACTTGATTCGGTTCTTGGTTTTATTAAAAACTGGGATAAACAAATTACTGAAAAAGTTGTGTGGTCTGATATGTCCAGAAAACTTAAAAAAATGAAACCATTTATATCATTTAATAGAACTAAAGCAAAATTAATAATGAAGGAGATTATAACAAGTGAACTCAAATCTTAAAAAGAAAATAAATGGTACGTGGACAGTACAAGAAATATTAGAAGCAATGGAGGTTATATTAAATGGAAGAGTTAGATAAAAGATATGAAGTCATAGACAATTTCTTACAACCAAATGTGTTTGAGAAATTAGAGAAAACGATAATGGGTACCTACTTTCCTTGGTTTCATTATGATACAATAATATTACCAGGTGAATATAAAAAAGATATGACATTTTATTCAATGCATATGTTATACGATAATGACAGACCAACATTTACTAATTCTTTTGAATTAATGGATCCAGTATTGGGTGAGTTAATGAAACTTGATGATCCTAAATTTCGTATGAATACTTTAATAAGGTCAAAAATTAATAACTATCCTAATCAAGGTACATTTAGGGAACATACTATGCATACAGATTGGCCGAGTAAAGGTGATTTAAACCGTAAGGCGTGTTTATTTGGAATAAACACTTGCGATGGATATACCAAGTTTGATGATGGAAAAGAGTCAGTTAAAATTGATAGTAAAGCAAATAGAGCAATATTATTTGATTCAACTATACCACATTGCAGTACAAATACAACAAACGATACAAGGAGAGTTAATATAAACTTTAACTATTTTTAATATGAAAACTATAATACTAGATAATTTTTTAAATAAAACACATTTTGATGAATTACAAGCAAAGGTAATGGGTAGATACTTTCCCTGGTTCTATTATGATACAATAGTAACAGAATCCGAAAGAGGTCAAATAGGTAATCAATTCTTTAATATGCATATGTTATATGATAATGATAGACCAACATTTAATACATCTTTTGAATTAATGGAACCAATTTTGAATAAATTATATGAACGTGATGATGATTATAAGTTGAAATCTTTAGTAAGAGTAAAAATAAATTCATATCCTAATCAAAATAAATTTATTGAACATAGTATGCACCAAGATTTTCCACCTAGTGACTTACATACTATTACATATAAGTCGTGTCTTTTTTGTTTAAACACGTGTGATGGTTATACAAAACTTGAAGATGGTACTAAAATTGATAGTATTGCAAATAGAGCAATACTATTTGATACAACTAAACCACATTGCAGTACAAACACAACAGACCAACCACGGAGAGTTAATATAAATTTTAATTATTTTTAATATGATAATGACAGATAAAGACGCTGAAGACTATTACAAAATGATAGGAGAACTAAAAGAAGAAAAAAGGTCTGCTAGAGTATTCTGTATTGGTAATGGCGAAAGTAGAATTGGTTTAGATTTAAACAAGTACAAAGAATTTGGTAAGATATATGGTTGCAATGCCATATATAGAGATTATCCTAATTTATGTGATGTGTTAACTGGTGTAGACCACGGTATAGTCCACGAAATGTACCACGCAGGTATGGCACAAAAGATACCTTGTTATTTTAGAAATTGGACTAAAGTGCCTACTCAAACATATGACGCAATTATACAAGATGGTTTACCTAAAGAAGATTTAGAATGGGCAAAACAAAATGGTGGTATAATTAGTAATGAACGTGGCGATAGTAAAGAATATGTTTTACACGGTGCTAACTTAAAAGGTATAGTGAGTATATTAAAAAAAGATGGTGCAGTTACTAAACAAAATGCTATTAATTCAACAATCAAAGTTAGTTGGATAAAAGAACCAGATTACTCACACTCAATAGACGATATAAGCGACCCTAGAGACCACGGTTGGGCGTGTGGACCTTCTTCTGGATTGGTTGCAATTAAGAGAGAGAATCCTTGTGAAGTGTATATAATGGGACACGATTTATATAGTCATAATGATAAGATTAATAACATATACAAGAGTACTAAGCATTATACAGCAAAAGATAACAGTCCAACACCAGCTATCAATTGGATTAATCAATGGAAGACGTTAGTGGAGTGGTATCCAAAGATAAATTTTTATAAGGTTAATAGATATAATGACGGTAGGGATAAGGTCAACGGTCCTATTGAAGAGTGGAAGAATCTATCAAATATTAAGTACATAGATTATACCACAGTTGACAAAATGCTCAAATAATGTTATATTAGACATAATGAGTGTATAAATAATAATGAACCCGATAATATAGGGTACACAAATACAACGAATATGTTAATACAAGGAGAAAATACATATGGATTTTGAAACATTAAAATCATCATCAAGTAACTTTGATAAGATTACAAAGGCACTTGAAAAGAACCTCGGTCCCGAGGATCAAGCAAACAAAAACAAGTATCAAGACGACAGACTTTGGAAACCAGAGTTAGATAAAACTGGTAACGGTTATGCTGTTATTAGATTTTTACCTGCGTCTAACAACGAAGAAATGCCTTGGCAAAGAGTATGGTCACACGCATTTCAAGACAAAGGCGGTTGGTACATTGAAAATTCATTAACAACTTTAAATACTAAAGATCCAGTTAGTGAAGATAATACTAGATTATGGAATACAGGTGTAGATAGTGATAAAGATATTGCTCGTAAGAGAAAAAGAAAATTATCATACTATTCTAACATCTATATTGTTAGTGATCCAAAACATCCCGAAAATGAAGGCAAAGTTTTCTTATACAAATTTGGTAAAAAGATATTTGATAAGATATCAGAAGCAATGCAACCTCAATTTGCGGATGAAAAAGCAATCAACCCATTTGATTTTTGGAAAGGTGCAAACTTTAAACTAAAAATTAGAAAAGTTGATGGTTATTGGAACTACGACAAATCTGAATTTGAAGGTGTTACGCCAGTAGCAAAAGAAGACGCTACTATCAAAGAAATTTGGGCGAAACAATACCCTTTGAAACCTTTTGTAGACCCTAGTAATTTTAAATCTTATGACGAACTCAAAGAGAAACTGAATAGGATAATTATGGGTACACGAAGCACCGAAACTGTTGAAACAGTTGACCTCCCACAACAGACCAATGGTCAGGTGAAAAGTACTAACGTTGTGAACTCTAAACCTGCTAGCGAGGAAGACGATACGTTGTCTTATTTTAGTAAATTGGCAGACGAAGAGTAAACCTTTCTCTCTCAAATAAACGTTAAAACTTAAAGGGCACCTAGTAATAGGTGCCCTTTTTCATTATAAATAGTAGTATGGCAAATATATTTGGACCAATAAAAGATAGACAAGCAGGTGTACTTAAATCAGCACAATGGTATAGAAATGCTGTACAAGGTATAGCTAATAAGGCAACTTCTACTGGTCTTATGCGACAAGGTAAATTAAATCAAAGACCTAGCGCAGGACGTTTAAATATGTTCTTTTATGATCCTAAAACTAAAAAGAAACTACCATATTATGACACATTTCCATTAATTTTGCCAGTAGACACATTTAAAGGTGGTTTTGTAGGGTTAAATTTTCACTACTTACCATATATAATGAGATTTAGATTATTACAAGACATACAAAAATATGCTAGTAATACACAATTTGACAGTACAACAAAAATAATGGCAACATATACAACACTTAAAAATATACCTATGATTAAACCAACAATTAAAAAATATTTGTGGCGACACGTAAGGTCAAACTTTTTAAGAGTAGACGCAGACGAAATGGCGATTGCAGTATATCTTCCATTACAACAATTTAAGAAGGCACCAGCTAGTAAAGTCTGGTCCGACAGTAGGAAAGCAATTTGATAAAAGACTATGGCAAAGAGAACATTATGGAGAGTTATGATAGTTAAGTTAAGGATGTGGTATGCCGACATTAGAGGACACCACGGACATAAATGGAACTACGAACCATCCGAGCATTATATGGGTATGCATAAAAAAAGGAAGTAAATATGGCAATATTTAGAGCAGGCAAACGTATCGGTAATATGGATATCCGAGTAGGACTTCCAAGAGATAGAACTTTAGATAACGTTGAAGGAGATGAAAGAATTACACAACACC